CGTCGTGATAGCGGCGAAACGCGGACGCCGAAGTTCGGTGCCAAAAACTCTTTAAAACATGGTCCGGAAGAACCACGAATCTCAGAGAGAGCGATACATCGACGAATACATTGTGAAGTGTATTCAGACTCGACGGATCGCCAACTGACCCCGAACTTCCACGCCGCCATCTCTCGGCCGTTCATTTCTTTCAACTCAGCGCTCAACGACGCTTCTGAAACAAATGTGACTTTCTCAGAAGAGAAAACCACATTATGCTTTTTCGGCAGTCGAGGAACGGAAAAAGTCGAACGATGAACGGGGAAGTCAAACAACACTCCCATTCTCCAAGCAAGGAGGCCCCTAAAACCGAGTTCTGGAAGAGTCAATCTAGTTGACCGCAGAACCGGAAGGTGCCAACGAAAGAATTCACGAGCGGCTTTGAACCGTAGCGAACTCTTTCTACCACGCAGAAAAGAACGAAAAGTGTCCGACAAGGAGGAAACGTCGTCAGCACGTCTGAACATACCAAAGCGAAAAGTAGGAATAACCCGAAGGTTAACTCCCACCCAACGCACCAAAGTCGAGTTCAAGGAACCGAATTTGGGGTCGACAGACGTCTTCGTACGCTCCACCTCCAGTCCTAACTGTGAAACCACAGACATCCAAGCCGGAGCGAAGCTAGGCTTCGACCGAAAAAGGATATCATCGCCGTTGATAAGTAGAGGAATCTCACTTACTTTAAGGCCCTCAGAACGAGCTGCCCATGAAAAGGCAGTGTAATTCTGAAGACATAATAAAGGAAAAGAAAGATAACTACCCATCATCTGGCCCACAGACGGGACGAATGACAAACCCTCTTCGAGGTTCCACACGAGTGGACGGAGGATGGACATGGCATAAGCCCGAACATCCTGAGGAACGCAAACAGCGTTCTTCAACAGCTCTGAAAGGATGGCCTCGGCCACCTCAATCGGAAGATTATCCGTCGCACTCCTGTAGTCCCCCGACACAAGAGTTTCCCCCTCCTTCGCAAAAAAACCAGCCTTGGAAAGTTTTTGATCATCGAGATCACCTCTACAAAGCCATCTAAACCGTGACAAACGGTTATAGATAGACTTGTGGAGGGGCTTCAAAACTAAGCTCTCAGAAGAAAACTTAGTAAGAGGCCTAGGCTTTCCAGCCGATTGTACCACCATCAATTGAGCCTCCGGACGGGGCAACTCAAAGCGTTGAACACCGGTCGTAACGTCTAGAAAAGACGAATGATCGATGTCAGTGCCCAGAGTGCCGCCTTCTTTACGGTTAGAATCAATGGTGCCAGATAGCGAAGGAGAACACGAGAGACACTCATTCTCGTAAAGCCCTGAGTCCCATCCTTTTGGAAAAAGGCGGCTCGTAACTTTACGACAGAAAGAGATGTATCCCGGCGGGAGCGGGCAGGGCGAACCCTGCAGACCGTCAGCAACACCCCGAAGCAAAGTAGAATCCATGCACCGACAAGAATCGGGCATGAGCTTCTTGATTGACTGGAAAGTCATGCGTTCCTCTTCAACGGAAGAGGGGCATGCTGCCAGAAAATCCTTTGCCGACTTCAGCACGGCCGTGCAAGAAGTCCTAGGGGGATCGAAAAGAGGCGCCTCTACTCCAAAAAGAGTAGACCAGGACGCTGACGCTCGCGAGATGGTAGAGACCATCCGAGCCTGAAAGACGCGACATCGTCGCGCAGCCCGAGGAAGCTCGCTAACCATTTTCAATAGAGAAAATAAGGTCAAACGCTTCCTGCAAAATCTAGGACCCTGCAGTGGGT